AAGCTTTTTCGGTAGTTGAGCCATAAATGGCAAATAGAATCTACCAATTCTTCTTTATAGTCAAGGACTGTTTGAGCTTCTTGAATGATTCTTTGTTGAGCCGTTTCTTTTCCTCAATTGCCTCACTCCCAGCCATGGCTCCAAATACCTTACGAGCAACAAATAATCCTACGGCAAAGGAGTCAAATAAGTCGGGCGACTTTCCTATCCGCTTTTTCATGTCGGTCTTGGACTCAATGATGATCTTTCGGGTTCGGCGCACATACTTTCTTTGGGTCATTTCCCATGCCAGATCGGGGGTAATTCCCTTGAGTTGTTCACATTCTAGGAAGTATCGGGCTGCAAAGCAGAGTTCACTAGCCATGTTGTGAAACAATTCCTTGCCGACTTGGGGTTTCCCTGTGACTTCGTTTCTCATGGCGTATTGGGCACTGACGGGTAAATCTGAAGCCGCTCCCGCAAAACTTACTGCGTGCCAACCCTTTAGGAGTTCCCTCTCTCCGATTGACCAAAATATACCACCAGCCGAAGCATCCACCCCCATCCATTGATTTGGTATTCCCAATTTAAGGGATAGGTCGTGGATTTGCTGGATCATCTCGTATTGGAAGTCCTCTTGAGATCCCGCCCTTCGGTTGAGGACATACTGTTTCTCGACAGCTATCGCCCACTTGCCGCTGATCAGCCTCCCATACTTCATGTGTGTGAAAACAAAGCGGTCGCCGCCCTCTGTGTAGCTGGGGTCAATTCCAGCTATATCTTTCGGGGTTCCATCCCAGATGGGTTTATCCAATGCCCCATGACGAGCTAGTAGGATATCTGACACAATCGTGGAATCATCGGCGTCTGCGGGAGGCCAGAAGCCCCGAAACTTTCTCCAATACTGCGGGTTTAGCTCTCCGAGTTCTTTTTTGGCCAATGCCACATCGTTTGGCTTGGGTAGGAATGGGTAACGGAGTCCCTTGCCAGCATCGAAGGATTGTTGGTTGGGGTTGTCGTTTTCTGAATCAAACCTGATGCATACTCCCTCAATACCAGCCACTCGTATCTTCCAATTCGGGGTTTGCTCGTCCACACTCATCCACCCCTTGATGGGTTCGCAGAACTTCCCGTGGGGGTCAAAGATGGAGGACGGGTTTCCCGCGCCGACGATATAAAGTTCTTGAGCACCCTTAAATCCCCACACCGCCTCGTTAATTATAGAAGCCGAACAATCTTGTAACTCATCTGCTATCAACACGATACGACGATTTTTCTTACCTTGAAGTCGCTTCTGGGCATCATCCTTGTATTCGTCACCCGCTGCTAGGAGCATGATGGAAGATGCATCACTCACACCTGTTTCGGGGTCGATAATAGCCCCCTCTTCATCCGAGAGCTTGATGATGTCCATGGACTCAATGAGTCGTCCAGAGGCTAGTCCCATGTTTCGGGCTTCGCGGTACATCTTGACCAGTGCCGCCCAGATTCGCTGCTTTGCGTCTATTTTTGACGTAGAGACCACAATGGTCATCGTATTGATTGGGTCGCAGAACCAGTTTACAAGAGCAAACGCCGCCATCCCGTAGGATTTACCAGAGTCCGTTCCGCCAGCGAGACCAGTAACACTTCGGACAAATCGGTTACCCGTAGCCTCGTCCACCTCGTAGATTTGGTTGCAGAATGCCTGTGCGCTGAGTTCTGCCCACCTATGCCACTGGAACGTTGGCCAGATAGCAGAGACAATATTGCGATAATGGCGGGCCTTTCCAAGTCCTCCATCTTCTGGAGTAAGTCCCTGCAAAAAGGCGTCCATCTCAATACGAATTGGAGTAATCGCCTGTCCGTCTTTGGGTAACCACAACCTCCCGTATTTCTCTATCCCTTGATCAACTGTTGCCATTTATGAAATTTCTACTAAACTAATCTGGATGGAGAAAAAGCGCAAGAGCGGAGAGCGTGATTGGGATAGCCCCGAAAACCGCATTAAAAAACAAAACGCATTCAGGCTTTATGCCGCTGGAAGAGATATGCCTGAAGTAATGAAAGCCTTGGAAACCAAACACAAAGCTACGCTAGAAAAGTTGATCTATAGCGAGAAGTGGGATGACCATGCCAAAATCTGGAAAGATAATCCCGAAAAAGAAAACCCTTATCCTTGGGACATTGAAAAACCTATAGCCTTGGTTCCTCCTCCAGCCAAGATGGAAGAGATGGACAAGAGACGCAGGCTTGAGTGTATCAAGGGATTCTCCATGTATTGTTCGGGGCGCACCCTGCGTGACATTGCCGAAGAGCTTAAAGTAAGCGAATCTACTGTTTGTCTGTGGCGGGATACCCAACGTTGGATTCAATGCCGTGAGCGTCTTACCAATGAGCAATCTCCAGCACCTTGGGAAGATGACGGAGTTCCAACATTGATGTCTGAAATTACGGCTTCATTGGAGACCATGAAGAAGTCGATCAAGTTTCTGACTGGTAAAGTATTAGTCAAGGCCGCTGATGCTGCTCAAGATCTAGACGGCATGGAGGCTCTTGGCATGATGAGAAACATTAAACAACTTGCCGAGGCGGCATCTATCAATTTTTCAGAAGGCCCGAATCAGCAAAATGCCATCCAGATTAATATTGCAACTAAACTAGAGTCCATGAAGATTCCCGAAGATTCAACCTACGAAGCAGAACTTGTAGTCAATGAGTAGTCCGAGGTTTTGTTATTCCCGCAAAAGCGATGTTCCGCCACAAGGCTGGTGGGTAAAATGCCCCGTTCTTGATGAGCCAGTTCGCGGAGGCGATTGGAATGACATGGTAAATAACTGCGAGAAGCTTCTAATCTCAAAGGGTATTACGCCGCCAATAGATTTTGTGTCACAAATAGAACATAATCTTTGTGACCGCATGGCTGGTCATGTGCATTGCATTCCATGCACACAAGAGAAACAAACATTAGGATTTGCACAGATTGTTCGATGGGTTAAGGCCATGTATCAATTTGCCATCAATGGAAAGTTTGAGCTTGTCTCTCAAGAAGAAGCAGAACGGCGGGCTAAGATTTGCGCGGCCTGTCCACACCAAATTGCAACCTCTGGATGCTGGGGATGTAAGGGCATTGCTGGGATGCTTCCGCATATTGCTGGAGCCAGAAAAACCTCTTACGATCCACAACTAAAAGCTTGCGGAATCTGCGGTTGCTATTCCGCAATCGCTGTCCATCTTCCATTAAATGTTCAAGGCGGAGAAGGATTGAACTTCCCAGACTTCTGCTGGAAGTCTAAGCAGGCTCAAAGCGAGTAATCGCCTTGTTGAAATACATATTGGCTACACCAGTAGGGCCGTCACGATGCTTTCCGACGATAAATTCCATAGTTGGCATTTGTCCGTGATCTTGTGATTCTTCGCTATGAAGCATGATGACAATATCAGAGTCTTGCTCAATAGCTCCAGAACCCTTTAGGTCTGAAAGGCTTGGGCGTCCTCCGCGCTTGTCTGGATCGCGATTAAGTTGAGCCAATACCAAAACTGGTACCTTGAGAGTCTTGGCAAGGTCTTTGATTCCTCCGCTAATCTCCTCTACTTCGCACACGCGATTGTCCTTACCACGCTTGCTATCACCCTTCACTAACTGTAGGTAGTCAATGATAATGAGATCTAATGGAGTGCGTTGATGTGCGCGTCGAGCAACAGCCTTGAGATAACCGATAGATTTAGCAGAGCTATCGTCGCAGATAATTTCAGAGCCTTGGATCTCTTGAACGGCCCGTCCTAGAGATTGTTTTTGATGCGGGGTTACGCGACCAGAAAGAATATCAGCCGCACCCACACGCGCCCGCGAGCGTATCATGCGCTCCATCAAAGCAACGCTTGTCATTTCCAATGAGAAGATAAGAACACGCTTCTTCTGATTCAATGCCACGTTCTCCGCAATCTGAAGGGCGCTTGCCGTCTTTCCCACTGCTGGCCTTGCGGCCAAGACAACCATGTCTCCTCCACGCAATCCAAACATCAAAAGATCGTCCAATGGTGTGATTCCAGTGCGAATACCAATACATGGTTTTCCAGCAATCGTAGATTCGATGTTCTGGGCAGCGCGGTCTAATGCATTGACGATAGAAAGCTTGTTGCCGTCATCAATTTCGTAGTCAGCCCTCATCACTGTGGTTTCCGACCAGTTCTTGAGTTCTTCGATCTTTAGCTCGCGGTCTCTGGCCTTGTGAACCATATCGTTGGCCAAGTATTCTAACGACCTTCTGTATCGGGCTTCCTCCAGCTTTGGGTAGTAGCGTTTCCAGTTATTATGGGCCACACACGAAGTTGCAACTTCTGCAATTTTTTGTTCACCGCCAATGATGTCGTATTCATTGGCGGCTTCGATCTCCCCCTTGACATTGATAATATCGGCCTGCATCCCCTTGGCGATACAACGCATGATCGCCCGAAAGATGATCTTGTTCTCCTGTAGATAGAAATGATCCTCCTTGATTGATAGAAGAATCTCGCGTTGATCCTCTGTCGGCGCATGACAGAGGCAGGAAAGGATTGCGGTTTCAGCCGATGGTTCGTGAATGACTTCGTGCATAGGAAGCGTTAGACAGCCGATTGGGCCTTTCGTTCACGCTTTCTTTGCAAAATCACCAACATAGATTGCCTGCGGCGTTCGCGCTCTTCTTCAGAGATAACCCG